ATATTTTATGTTGCAATAGTAGAAGCCTGTGAGATTCCTTTTTTACAAGAATTGGTTACAAGCGTAAAATATATAGAATTTACCCAAGCTGGCACAATACAATTAAAAGGATTTAGCTTAGATGATTTTATAAATAATGGATATATGTCATATTATTATTATGAAAATAGTAGTAATACATGGACTAAAAGAGAGAACTATGTTAATGCAATAACAGGAGTAAGCTATGATAATAACATAATAACCATGACAGGAACAAATATAGGAGATAGAATAGCACTTATTGAAATTGACAATCAGATAAAAGTATAAGATATGATAATGAATTTTATAAACAATCTAACAGAGATAAAAGGTTTAATAGCTACTATAATTCTTGGTGTAAGTGGTAGAGTTGTTAATCCTACATTAGAAGTTACTCCAACTGCTCCGTTACAGATTTTGCTTTGGTTAACAGGTGTTATTGTAGCGAGTATTACAATATTCAAATTCTTTCAAAATCAATGGAGAATGAAGAAAGAAGGGGATTATTCAATATTTAATGTATTTAAGATTATTAAGAAATGTTTTAAAAAGAAAATAAAATGATAGATAAATATCTTTGGACATATTACAATCAGGATTGGGTATATACTCATATTAAAGAATACTTTAAAATTGAAGAACTTGTTGCACCTAAAGTTATTGCAAAATATGGAGAAGAACAATGTTGGAGCTTCTTAGATTTTAGATTACTTAGTAACCTACTTTTTATAAGAATTGAACTTAATAAAGCTATTACAGCAAATTATGGTGGAGATATTCAAAGAGGTTTAAGGAGTATTCTATCTAAAATTGTATTAAGATATTTTGCAAAAGGTAAATTATATCTATCAGGTCATGTGAGAGGTACTGCCGTTGATTTTGATGTTGAAAACATGACAGCGGAAGAAGTAAGGTATTGGATTGTACAACATCATGGTAAACTCCCTTTTAAATGTAGGTTAGAATGGAAGAAGAATAATATTGAAATAAGTTGGATACACATGGATGTAGATTACTTTCCAAATCATCCAAAAGTTTATTTATTTAATGTTTAAAATTATGAAAGATAAATTAAATAAGTTCTGGGAATTTTTTGATGAAGCAACTAAGAAAAGTATGATGAGATTGGTGCTTATTCTTATAACGTTATCAGTAATAGCTACTATGATTATAATGGCTTGTAATGATTCATTAACTCAATCAATTTTAATCGGATTAAGTATTTTAGAAGCTACAGCAATAACAGGGAAAGTTTTCCAGAAACCAAAAGAACAAAAATGAAAGAAGATACTACTATACAAGTTTTAACCGATAAAATTCAAGCTTTAAGTGCTGTTACTAATCGCGCTTTATTGAGTTCAAAATTAGGGTATGGTTATTCAGGAGATAGAGATATTTATGAGACTTTAGGGTATAAAAAGGAATTAACATTCACAGATTTCTCAACTCAATATTTAAGACAGGATATGGCGAAAGCTATTATTGACAGACCTGCAAATAAAACATGGAGTGGAAGTTTATTACTGAAAGAAACTGAAAATAAGGAAAATTCACAGTTTGAAAATGAATGGAAAGTTTTATCAAAAGATTTAAAATTAAAATCTAAATTCTTACAACTTGATAAATTAACAGGATTAGGCAAATACGGTATATTGTTAATAGGGTTTGATGATGTAAAAGAAATAACTGATTTTTCAAAAAATGTAGCATCAGGCAAAAGAAAAATATTATTTGTAAAACCTTTTTCAATGGATGTAGCAAAAGTAGAAAAAACAGTAACTGATACAACGAATCCAAGATATGGATTGCCATTAACATACTTATTCAATTCAATTAACACAAATTCAGATATTTCAACATCTGTGGAAGTTCATTATAGTAGAGTGATTCATGTGGTTGATGACATTTTAGATTCAGAAATTGAAGGCTTGCCGAGATTGCAAGTTGTTTTTAATCGTTTAAAAGATTTAGAAAAATTAGTTGGTGGAAGTGCTGAGATGTTTTGGAGAGGGGCGCGTCCTGGTTATCATGGAAATATCAAAGAAGATTATCAGAAAAATGCTGAAACTGAAAATGACCTTCAAGACCAATTAGATGAATATGAAAATAATTTAAGACGGATTTTAATGACGGAAGGTGTGGATATTAAAAACCTTGAAACTCAAGTTTCTGACCCTAAAAACCATGTTGATATTCAGATTCAAATGATTAGTGCTGTAACAGGAATCCCAAAAAGGATTTTAACAGGAAGTGAAAGAGGAGAATTAAGTAGTAAGGAAGATAAAAATCAATGGGCTGGACTTATAATGGATAGAAGGGATGAGTTCGCAACTCCGAGAATTATTCATCCTTTTGTAGAACTTTGTCAAAAATATAAAATTTTACCCGATGTTGAGGAATGGTATGTTGATTGGACAGATTTATTCGCAATGGGGGAAAAAGAAAAAGCAGAAATAGGAGAAGTAAGGGCAAAGGCATTGAAATTATATAATGAAAATCCAATGCTACAATCAATTCTTACTCCTACAATGTTTTACAGATTTTTTTTAGGATTGAAAGAAGAAGAAATACAATTGATAGAACAAACAGGGGTGAATGAATTTTTAAAAGAAGAAAAAGAGTTAAAAGAAGAAGAAGAAACTGAAAATGAATAGTTTGATACATACATATAAAAAAGTAAGTATAAGTGAAAGGACGTATAACTATGACCCTACGAGGACTATTACATTGCGAAATGCTTTTATTTCGGATATGAATAAACGATTCCGCGAAATAAGAGGATTGATAAGAACTTCCATAATCGATGAGGATTGTTTTGGATTAAATAATAAAGAAAATAAACTTATTATTCAAGCAGGAAAAGGAGTTACAACAGGAATGAGAGCTTTTGATTTTCCATCAAATGAACAAAAATTAGATTCATTTATGGCTTGGATTAACCGTCAATCTGAAAAGCAACTTTTGGAAATCAAACATTTTGAACAATACGGACAATCCATAAATTCAGCTTGGACAGATAAATACATTTTTGATTCTTATAAACGAGGTGTTCAAAGAGGAAGGTTAGAATTAAAAAAAGCAGGTTATAATGTTCCGAGTATTGAAGAAACAGGTGGAATAAATGTCAGTATGAGTACCCCATTTCATTTAGACAGAGTAGGAGTATTATATTTAAGAGCTTTTAATGAACTTAAAGGCATTAACGACGCTATGGGACAGCATATAAGTAGGATTCTTGCACAGGGTTTAATTGATGGGGACAATCCAAGAGTATTGGCAGATAAGCTAACTAAGACCATAAAAGGTGGTTTAGGAGTTACTGATGAGTTAGGTAGATATATTCCTGCGGAACGAAGGGCTCAAACACTTGCAAGAACTGAAATAATAAGGGCACATCATCAAGCTACGGTTCAAGAGTATAGAAATTGGGAAACTGAGGGAGTGAAAGTGAAAGCGGAATGGAGTTCAGTTGGGGATGATGGAAGAACTTGTAATCAATGCTTAGATTTAGAAGGTAGTTTATGGACTTTGGATGAGATTGAAAAGAAAATACCTGTTCACCCGAATTGCCGATGCATTGCGCTCCCCGTAAAAGTCAAAGACGTAAAAAAAGAAAAAAAGAAAGTCATAAAAGAGCAAAAAGAATTTAAAACTAAAACATCTGATTATAACAATTACAATAAACATCCTGATTTGGATAAAAGAGTATCCTCTAAAAGAAAAGGGCAAGACAATGTATTAACAGGTATGTCAAATAAAGATTTAATAAAATTATCGGGAGATACCCCTGTTAAAGGCATGGTGATTGATAATGTTGATATGGCTTTTTATGGAGATATGAACGGAGGTAATGTTGAATTACTAATGAAAAATAATAAATATTTTTCTAAGGTTGAGGTAAGCAAATATAAAAATACTATTTTAGAAATTGCACATGTTGATATTCCTGCATCTTCACAAGGGCAAGGTATTGGAAGTAAGATGTTTTTAAATATGATAGATTCCGCTAAAACTAATGGGTTTAAAAGTGTTGAATTGATTGCCGCAAAAGCAGAAGGATATAATGGGTATTATACTTGGGCAAGATATGGATTTGATATAAATCCTGTTTATGAACCTGAACTTTTAAAATTTAAAAATCTTGTACAATCTTCAAAAATAGAAAATATTAAAAATAGTAAAACCATCACAGATTTAATGAGTACACAAGAAGGTAGAAATTTTTGGAAAAAAGAAGGATTTCAATATCATGGAGAATTTCATATCGAGGATAAATATGATTATTTTATAAATTATTTTAAAAGCAGGTATTTATGACAGATTTAGATTTCATAAAACAATTTGATAAAAACATTGAAGAAAAATACAATCGTTTTAAAAAAGAGAATAAGGATTTTGCTAATGAATTTTTAAAAAATGAAAAAAGATACTGGGAGGATAATGGAGAAAATGGTAAATATGCACCTGAACCTATTGATTAACAAAAAAAGGAGATAAACGAAAATGAAAAATCTAACAACATTTAAAGCAATTTTAAACAATGAATATGATATTAAAGTTGAACAAAAAGAAGGTCATGATTACATAATTGTTCTAACGAGGAATTAAAAAAGAATGTTCAATTATGGAATGGGATACCTGTAACGGTTGAACATCCTCAAGAAAATGGAAATTATATTTCTGCTAATAGTCCAGACGTCGAAAGTATAGGAAAAATATTCAATGCAAAATTTGATGGAAAATTGAAAGCAGAAGTTTGGCTTGAAAAAGAAAAATTAGTTTCTTATGCTGACATTGAGCAACATATAAAAGATAAAATTGAACTTGATGTTTCAGTCGGAGTATTTACAGATGAATTGATATTGAAAGAAGAGAAAGAATGGAACGGAGAATCATACAATAAAATAGCTTCTAAT